CTGCGGGTCGATCTGGAGCACTGGCAGCACCTGTTGGAGCCAGTTCAGGATGTTCTCGTTCTCGGCTGCCTGCTGGGCCAGCGCGGCCTGCGACACGAACTCCACGTTGAAGTCCTCGCCCTGGATCTCCTCGGGCGGTGTTGGCAGCTCCTCGTTGCGGAGCATGACCGAGAACACCCGGTCCACGGCCGGCACCAGGAACTCGTTCTGGAGGCGGCTGAGGATGGGCGCGAGCTGCCGCAGCGCCTGCTGCTGCCGGCCCACCACCTCCGTGGCCTTCAGCGGCGAGCTGTCGCCGCGACTGATGAGCCCCAGGATCTCGGGGATCATGTAGGACTGCTGGACCGCTTGTTGGCGCTGCTGGATCAGGTCCACGCCGATGTCGACCCGGCCGCCGGTCTGCAATGGCTGGACCGGCGCTTGCTGGCTGCCGGCCACCGAGGACCGGAAGTAGTTCAGCCCTCCCGGCATGGTCTTGACCGGGCTCATGGCGCCGTCGTCCTGGACGATCAGCGGCGGGTCCACGATCTTCTGCGCCGCCCGGATCACCGTCTTGCTCATTTCCTGGAGCATACGGATGTCCGGCAGCACCTCCATGGTCGGCGACCGGCCGTAGACCTCGTTCGTTGCCTTGGTCCACCGGGTCACCGTGAACGGGAAGTCGTCGAACCCGCTTTCGCGAATACGCTCGCCCTTCGTCATCGCGAAGTGAACCGAGCGCCACTTTTTGTTCCCGGCTGTCTTCGGCTTGGTCTCGTCGAAGTTGCTGCGCGGCAGCACAGCCTGCATGAACTCTTCTTCGGCGTTCTGGTTTTTTGTTCCGAGCTTTTTCCGAAGTCGATCCGGCAGGTTGTCTGCGCCGTACATCTGAGCGGCCTGCCGCACCGTCATTTTGAACTTGCGGAAGACCACGTCGATCTTGCCGTCGTCGGTCTCGCGCAGGAACACCTCCGGCAGCGGCCGGCTGACGAACCGCGGGCTCGGCCCGTTCTTCTGGTCCTCGATAAAGTGGACCATGGTGCCGTAGGCGCCCAGCTCGATCAGGCCCTCGTGGACAGCCGGGTAGAAGTTCACCTCGGGCTTGGATAGGTGCTCCAAGATCCGGTCCCGGACCTCGGTCAGCCACTGCTGAACGTCCGGGTTCTCGCCCACCTCGCCCGGAATGCGAAGCTCGAACCACTTTGTCCGCGGGTTGACCAGGAAGCTCTCCAGGCCGGCGGCGAGCTGGCTGTTCGCCCGGATGGCCGTGCTGTCGAAGACGCGGTTGTGCCGCGGGTTGCCCTTCTCCCGCTTCACGGTGAAGTCGTTCCGCATCTCCACCAGATCGGAGATGTCCTGCCACAGGCTCTCCCAATTCTGGCGCGCGGCCTTCGCGTCCTCGAAGTCGGCTTTGATCTTCTGATCCTCGTCCTCAGCCATCAATCCTCCGAGCCGTTCGCGTTCCGGCCTTTCTCGGTCAGCTTCAAGCTGTTACCTTCCTGCCGGATCAGCCCCCGGTCCTTCGCAATAGCGATGGCTTGGGACTTGGATTTCACGTTCTTGTTCCCGCGCTGAATACTCGCGATGATGCTGTCCACCTTCGCCGGCATGTCAGCCCCCGAGCAGTGTGCTCGTCTGGTCGCCGCCACCACTACCGCCGAGCGTCCCGGTCAAAACCGTGTCACCGCGGCCGGTGCCGCGGGCCCGGCGCCGGCGCTGTTGCTGCGCGGTCTGCTGCGTGCCCGGATCTTCCTTCTCGGGCGGCTCCCGCGGGCGCACGCGAGACGGCTCGGGCACGGCGATGTCGGGCTGGTCTGGTGTCAGGAAACCCATTTCTGCCTCCACTTTGGACCGCTCAAAGGTATCCGGCCAAGGGGTCGTGGTCAACACCTTCGGCGTAGGCCGGCGCGACCTGAGCGCTGTAGTACGGCACCGCATTGCGCAGCTCCATCAGCGCGTAGTGCGTCGCCGAGATCAAGTCGTCGTCCTCGTCGACCACCTGTCCATCCTTCCGGTGATACCGCTGCTGTTCACTCAGCCAGCTCCGGCAGTTCTGAAACACCTTGAACCGGCCGGTCTTCATGCGCGTGTAGAGCGTCTCGATGATCGGCTCCCGCGGCTGGGCGCCGCCGGTGTCCGGGTTCATCCGGGCCGAATGCCCCAGCATCCGCATCCCGTAGTTCTCGTAGATTTCCGCGAACGGTCGCCCGGTCACACCTTTATCGCGGGCGCCGACGTCGTGCGGCCACGCGACAGGTATCCAATCGCCGCGCTGGCGCCACGCCTGGACGCGGTCAGCCAGGGTCGTGTCGCTCTGCTTCCAGGCGTCGTACAAGTACACGACGTCCGTATCCGGGTCATAGGCCAGCCACGCCAGCGCCGCCGGGTGCTGAAGACCATGGTCCAGCCCGCAGATGCGTCGGTAGTGCTCCGGGATCGCAAACGGCTCGGTCGTGATCGCGTCCTCGGTGAACGGGTAGATCAGGCCCTCGCCGAACATCGGCAGGCCCTGCACCCGGGCTCGGCGCATCGCCGGCGTGTACTGCGCCTCGATGTCCTGCTTCTCGTCCTGGCTGTAGAACGTCGCGTCCTCCAGCGTCATATGGACGATTGCACGGTTCTTGCGTCCCGGATCGTCCGGGGCGGGCTCGTAGAACCGCTTCACCACCGCGGTCATACCGAGCAGCGGCGTGAAGGTCACCAGGGCGTGGCCCTTCCGCCGGTTCAGCCGCGTCAGGCCCTCGACGTAGATGTCCTCGGGCGGTTCCTCGTCGAACCAGATCCCGTCGAGCGTGTCGCCCTGCCACTTCTCGCGGCCCTGGTCGTAGCTCTTGAACTTCAGCGTACTGATCCCGCCGGACTTATGGACCACCTGGACGCTGTCCAGCGCGTCCGGGATGCCCCGGGCCATCATCGGCTTCGTGTAGAGCTTCGCCGACGGGATGGTCCCGCTGCCCCAATTCCGGCCGCGGCCCATCAGGATGCGTTGCGGGTTGTCCCGCGTGCTCTCGCCCGTCACGCCCGCGGCCCACCAGTGGGTCTCGCGGTTGAACCGGATGCCGGGCCACCAATCCGGGTATTCGCCGGTCATGTGCATTGCAACTTCCATGCCAGCGCTGAGCGTCTTCCCGAGCTGGTTCCCGGCCATCAGCATCCGCTCGCGGAACCGCGCCCCGAGCTTGTGGAACTCGTGTTGCTTCGGGACTGGCTTGTACCAGTCCACCTGATTGTAGATCTGATGCTCCTGGACGCTCTCCAGCAGCCGGCGCAGCTCCTGGAGCTTATCGAAGTCCGAGCCCTGGCCGCCGGAGCTTTCCTCTTCGCTCATCCGTCAAATGTCCCCGAACATTTGTGTGACATCCGTGTCGTCTTCCACGTTGTCGTCTACGTCGATCTCGTCGATAATGTCTTTCTCGGCTTGGTCCGCCTCTGCCGGCTCGGGCTTGGGCGCCGGCTTGGTATCCTGCGGCGCGTTCAGCCGCGCGGGGGCCTCGCCGAGCGGGTCCTCGTCGTCCGGCGTTGGCGGAGCCGGCGCCTCGGCCGCGGCCGGCGCCGCGCCCGAACCACTCTCGGCGTGGCCCGGGGTCACGTCAATCGTCGTCGGGTTGGCAATCCCGAGGTCCTGGCACAGTTCCTTGATCCGGCCCATCATCTCCTGGACGTTGGCGTCGGCCGACCGGCGGTCGGCGCTCGTGTGCATGTGCTCCGGCTTGTACCCCGCCCGGTCAAGCAGGTCCCGAGCTGCCGCCATCCGCGTCTTGTCGTCCTCGGCGTTCTCCATGAGGTCCCGCAGCGTGTTCAGCGCGGCGACCGCGCCGTTGTTCAGGCGCTGCTTCACCTCGGCCTGGACCGCCTGATGCACCTTGGGCTGCTTCAGCCACCTCTTCACCGTGTCCTCGCGCCGGCCGCACGCTTTCGCGGCCTCCGGCAGCGAGCCGGTCTTCACGTAGGTAGCGATGAAGGTCTCCTGGTCTCCCCGGAGACCGTACTCGGCCAGCGACGAGCCTTCTGCCATAACACCTCCTCGATAACACTACATATCGTGCAGTCAGCTACCCGCGCAGTCAACACCTTTTCCGCGGCCATGTGCGGTTGGTTGACACACCTTAGTACCCGGCCCGAATGTATGGTGGCAATATCACAGAGCCATGCGCGCCCGCGATTTTCTCCCCGGGACCCTTGCTGTCGAAATTTCAGTCGAGGCTAAACTTTGAAGCGCTAACGTAGGTTTTCAGTCGATACGTCAGAGTTTAGCGTAGGCTGAAACTAGGTGCAGATTTGCATGTAAGTTTAGCCTCGGCTGAAACTAGGTGCAGATCTGCATACAGGTTTAGCCTCGGCTGAAACTAGGTGCAGATTTGCATATAAGTGTAGCGTAGGCTGAATTGGCATGATTATTGCAATGCGCGCGGGCGCCGGGGCGAGGCGCTATCCAGTCTGACGAAAAAAGTTGGACGGACCCGAATTTTTCTTATTGACAGGGGCGGGCCCGGTCGCCCACGTTTGCCTCACATAGACGAAACGGCGTGGCCCGGGACAGAACGACGGGCGGGCCGATACCCTGACGCGGGGCGAACGGGATCGGTCGCAAGGCGCAAATCTCCAAAAGGTGAGGTGAGCTATGATCGACGCGAACACGTTGACGCACATCGCCGAGAAACGACGTCGCGTCGCGGACTGCGATGCGGCGCGCTGGGATGCCTGGACATACCGCCTAGGCATCCGGTGAGTGCGCCACGGGATGCGCCCTTGCATAGCAGGGGCGCATTGCGGGGCGCATCGCCCCATGTGCTCACCTGAAAACGGAGAATGGCAATGGTCGCGAACCTGACCGACAAGATCAACGCGCAATATCCCGTCGTGATCCTGTCGCCCGAAAGCGGCGCGAGTGATGACATCGCCCGTCGGCGTTCGCTTAACGGCGAACTGACCGCGCGCGGTATTCCGTTCGCCGATTGCACCGGATGCTACAAGGGCGAACTGGAATACAGTGTCGCGTTCAAGGTCGACGGCGTGAAAATCGACCTTGATACCGCCGCGGATATT